TCGGACGCGTTGGGACAAGGGATCTATGCGGGTCCATCGAAACCACGCTGATGCCGACCACTGTTACATGTCAGTTATCACGATAAGGGACGCGAATGCCTGACGAGACACGGTCGATTCGAGGCCGACTTCTGGACTTATTAGTAGGTTCTCAGTGGAGAAAGCCTTCTACTCGTCAACGCGAGAGACAAACATTTCGATATCCAGAGGGAACGCCCGAGAGAGAAGCCCTTGATGCGCTGAAACGTGTGACATCGCCTGATCCGAGTGGACGGATGGTATCGGGCCAGCCACGAATGGTGTCTTCTGCGGATAGAGAGGAAGCGAAGCGTATTTTTGCAGGACTCCGTCCGACTCTTGAAGTTAGAGAGAGTGTTGACCCGATACACGACATTCCCCTCTCAGCCTTTCCTTTTCTGACAAGGAATGGAAAGCCTTTGCGTATGCAGTCGGCGCAACAAAAAAGGTTACTCTCAGCGAGAGCAGAGGGGTCCGACCCGATACTGCCTCCTGTGCCTGCCTCTTTTATCCCCTCTCCGCTCGTGCTGGGAGAAGATGCCGCGAAGCGTTTCGCGGAATTAGCAGCGATAAACCCGGAAATACGGAGGACGCTTAAGTCCATCACAACGGGTCCAAATACAGATTTCATACGTTGGATTCTTCGCGAGAATCCAACGTATTTAGGCTATAAAAGAAATGCTGTCCCTGCCCTAACCCTCGGCGGTCTGATCACATCTTGGGAGCGTGATCGGCAACACGAACCGTATCGAGACATGTATTTAGATCCCCGAAAGGTGGCGGGGGTCGGGGATTCGATGCTGGGGCATGAAGTAGGACATATGCTCTTTGGCGGAAAAGAGAGGTGGCCGAATAGGCTCAAAGCGTTATTAGAGGCAATTCCGTCAGAAACGAGTACTAGGGTTCCCGGCCTGACGCTCCGAGATATCTTGGCAGCAGAACTCTCCGAATAAGCAGGACGCATAATGCCGACCGCGATTGACCTCGGCTATACGCCCAGACCGGAGCAAGTCGCCCTTCATAAGGCTCTGGACAGCCATCGGTGGGTGGTTGCGGTCTGTCACCGCCGGATGGGCAAAACCGTCTGCGCGATTAACCACATTATCTTCTCAGCCCTCGAAGCGACCGTCGAACGTCCCCGATTTGCCTATATTGCGCCCACGTATCGACAAGCGAAGCTGATTGCCTGGGATTACGTCAAGGCGTACACCGCCCCGTTGCCCGGTGTTGTCCATCGGGAGAGCGATTTAATCGTGAATTTCCCGAATGGGGCGAGAATGCAGTTGTTTGGGGCCGATAACCCGGATGCGCTCCGAGGACTGTTTTTTGATGGGGTCGTCTTCGATGAATTCGGCCTCCAACCCGCGAATGTCTTCTCGGAGGTCGTCCGTCCCGCACTGACTGACCGAAAAGGGTGGGCCCTCTTCCTCGGCACGCCAAATGGGAAGAATCAGTTCTATGACGCCGTGCAAACAGCCCACAAGGAAGAGGAGTGGGCCTTATTGACCTTTCCGGTGTCGGCCACAGGACTCATCGAGGAGTCCGAACTCGATGCGGCCAAACAGGTGATGACCCCAGACGAATATCAGTGCGAGTTTGAGTGTTCGTTTGAAGCGGCGGTCAAGGGGGCCATTTACGCGGATCAAGTGGCCACAGCCCGAACAGAAGGGCGCATCTGCCAGGTGCCCTATGACCCATCACTGCCTGTCGATACCGATTGGGACCTGGGGATAGGCGATGCGACCTCGATTATCTTCACCCAGTCACTGCGATCGGGAGAAGTGCGGATTATCGACTTCGTGGAGTCGAGTGGCGAAGGGTTGCAGTATTACGCCAATGTGCTGGCCACCCGCCCGTACACCTACGGGACGCATTGGGCGCCCCATGACATTGCCGTGCGAGAACTCGGCACGGGGAAGAGCCGACTGGAAGTCGCCGCGGGATTCGGGTTAAAGTTTGAGGTGACACCACGAGTCACAGGAGGGGCGAGCGAAGTGGAAGATGGGATTCATGCCGCTCGATTGTTCTGGAGACGCTGCTGGTTCGATCAGACGAAGGCGAACGATCTTGTGGAGGCGCTCCAACACTATCGGCGCGACTACAATTCCCGTCTGGGAGAGTTCCGAGCCACACCCGTCCACGACTGGAGTTCCCACGCGGCTGACGCCTTTCGAGGATTATCGGTGAGGCACCAACTCCCGAAGACCAAGAAACCCGAACCGTTCACGATTGAGGCGATGTCGATGCCAAGAACCTGGAGTTGGGTGTGAGCGAGACGACCAATATCGCTGAAGCGATCGAACGGCTCAAACTGAGTCAATCAGCCTACCAAAACCAGGAAACACGCGAACGCGAAGACCTCGAATTTCAGATCCCAGAGAAGCAATGGACGTCGGAGTCCCAAAAAGAACGTCAGGGGACGACCGTCAATGGTATCGAAATCGGACCACGCCCGCGATTAAGCATCTCAAAGCTCGATCAGCCGATTCAACTCGTCGTCAACCAGCAACGCACCGCCGATCTCGGCGTCAAGATTCACCCCGTGAGTCCTGACGCCAATGTGGAGACCGCGCGGATGCTCCAAGAACTCTATCGGGCGATTGAGCGAGATAGTCGGGCGAATATCGCACGCGGATGGGCGTTTGAGCGGGCGGTGAAGGCGGGACGTGGATTTTATCGGGTGAATACCGTCTATGCCGACGATGGACACGACCCGTTTGACCAGAAAATTACGATTGAGCGGATTCTGCACCAAGATAACGTCTTCCTCGACCCGTCTGCCCAAATGCCGGACTGGAGTGATGGCGAATTCGCATTTTGTGGCCGATGGGTGCCCATCGATCGGTATAAGCGCGAGTATCCCAAGAGTGCGCTCTCTGCCTATGGGGAAGATAGCCTCATGGCACTCCAGCAAGAGATCCCAGAATGGGTGACCTATGGGAGTGGGAAGCAGAATGCGGTGCTCGTCGCTGAATACTTCCGAAAGACGTATACCGAGACGATATGGGTCGAACTCGACGATGGCGGCTACGCGAGGCTCGATCAGATGCCCGATGGCGCGGTCATCAAAAAAGGGGGACGTCGCCGAACAGAGGATGTGCCCACGGTGGTCTGGTCTGTCATCAACGGCATCGAAGAGGTCAGCGAGGTGCAGACCTGGAATGGACGATATATCCCGATTATTCCCGTCATCGGTCGGGAATTGCAGCCATTCGACTCCGATCGGTATTTTGTCGGCATGATTGGTCCCGCAAAGGATGGGCAGCGTCTGTACAACTATGCGGCGACGAATGCGGTCGAAATCGGGTCTCTCGAACCGCGTGCGCCCTGGCTGATGTATGAAGGCCAGGACGAAGGCAACACGGAGATGTGGAAGCAGGCGAATACGCGGAATTTCCCGTATTTGAAGGTCGCCAAGGTGATGATCGGGGGCGCACCCGCCCCATTACCCACCCGCGTGCCAATTGACGGTAGTCGATTAAGCGTGTCCATGCAGCTTCTCCAACAAGCGGATCAATACATTCAGGCGACGACATCCACCTTCGATCCCAGCTTGGGTCGTGGAGGCTCAGATCGGAGTGGTCGGGCGGTGATGGCGCTCCAGCAACAATCTGATGCGGGAACAAGCCAATATTTGGGGAATCTCGCGTCGGTCTCGATGACCTACGAAGCCAAGGTGATTTTGGACTTGATTCCAGCCGTCTATGATCGTCCCGGTCGTGTGGTGCAACTGATCAATGGCGAAGATGGACAATCATCGGCCTTGGTCAACATGCCCTTTTTTATCGACCGAAAGACACAGCGACCGAGACCGCTGCCCCCAGGGGGGATGCCACCACCCGAGATGAGTGGGATCCCGCTGGGTGGGGCACCACAAGGCATGCCGCCTGGGATGCCTCCAATGGGGGGAATGCCTCCAATGGGTCCTCCCCCGGGTGGACCGCCACAACTGGGGATGCCACCAGGTGGGATGCCGATCGGTGGAATGGGACCCGTGGGTCCACCCGTCCAGATGCCGCCACAGACACCGAAAGAGCAGTTCTATGATCTGAAAAAGGGTGTCTACGGCGTCGCGGTCACCGTCGGACGCTCTTTCCAGACACGGCTCGATGAAGGCGCGACGGATATGGGGCAGTTGCTCCAAGGGAATCCCGCCCTTCTTCCACTTATTGGCCCGTTGTATTTTAAGTATCGAGATTTCCCTGGGTCGGAAGAAATTGCGGAACTGCTCAAGAAGGAGCGAGCGCATATGATGCCGTGGCTGGAAGGGGACGACGGCGTCAACGAAGAGGCGCTCATGGCCCAGATTCAGCAATTAGGTGAGCAAGGGCAGCAATTACAGGCTGAATTAGCGAAAGCGAGCGAGTTTAGCAAGACGGACCAAGCCAAATGGGCCGCTGAGGCCGCGATGGCGCAGGGCAAGGCAGAAGTACAGGTACATCTCCAGTCGATGCGCGACCAGACAGCCAT